TACCTGTTGAGAACCTCTTCAGGTTCTAGCAACATGCAATGTATTAAAGAACCCATCATAAGAGAAGTAGATTCTTTCTTCTCTTGTATCTCTTTTGTTATGTACACCTTATGGTAATAAGATGGGTCATAATTAAAGATACTTAGACTAGAATTACTCAGCGCTGGAATTTCGAAGTAATTCATAATTAGTATCTTGTGTTTCAATTAATTCAAACAATTCATACCATGTAGTATACATCTGTCTAAGTTGTGTAATACGTGCATTGTGAATCAAGTGTTCGCCATCTCCAATAGGTTGGTTTATCTCCTCTTGAAGGTCGTCAATCGCAGCATCCATATAGGAACGCACATTAGCTGAGCTTCCTACATGCAGGCTTTCCATAAGTTTCTCAATAAAGGGAGAATACCTGAAGGCATTGTAACATTGTACTTTGTAATCTTCTGTGAATCTAATTGTCATAGTATTAATCGTGTTTCAAACATCTTATTAAAAAACTTAGTGAATTCCTCAAGAGTCATTACTACATTAGTCTTCTTATTCTTTTTATGGAATATAAGAATAGGGTAGTCTTCTCTCTGTGGGATAAGCTTCTTCAATTCTTTGCTTATTTCATCAGTAAGTTTGTAATAATCAATGTTTGCTTCTACAGCCTTACACTGCACATTAAATGGTATATCACATATATCCACTTTGGCAGAGTCTAATAATCTACTTCCTAGACGACTTGTTTTGGCTTGGTCAAATCCCAGGTCCTTAAAGTACTTCACAACAGTCCTTTCATAATTATGTCCTTTGCGTCTAGCTCTTTTACCAGCTCCTGCTGGTTTGCTAGGCCTGGACCTAATTACTTTCTCAGACTTCTTCTCCTTCTCAGTTTTCCTCATAATACATCTTTTAGCAGCTGTAGAGTGCAGTCTTTTCCATACTTTGCTATAAAGTCTGAAATGTCCTTCTCTGGCTTAGGAACAAATATAGGAGAAAAGTCATGCTTAGTGCAAATCTTTTCACTAAATTTAAGTCCCGTAGAATCATTGTCATACAGTAGGTATATTGTATTGAACCTACTTTTTATATTGGTAATATACCTGTCTGGAATATTCATAGACTCACTTTGTGGGGCAAATGAGTAATACCCAAGACTTTCTAAAACCAACACATCTTTGTATGACTTTGTGATAATAAGCTTATCAGCAGTCTCAGGCAGGAACTGAAACCCTTGTAAGACATTATCTCCTGCATTAGTCAGGAACTTGAATTTCTTAGCCATAGGTGCGTATAATTTCCTAAGGCCTCTACCAAATTCATAACTATATACAGGATTATAATCCGTATGCCAGTATATCAACTGCTCGTTTATCCAATAATTTTGTACGGGCTTTACATTCCTGGAATTCAAGAAGTCAAGGCTAAGATTATACTTAGCCCAATATTCTACGTCATTCTTATTCCAAGGTCTGGCTTTTATTGTAATGATTTTAGGAGCTGTCTTCTCCACCCCTAGTCTTTGAGGCAAACCAAAGAATTCCATTGTGGGTTTAGGAGTTCTTTTGTCTGCTGTAAGCTTGAGGTTAAAATCATTATTTACTGTAAGAAGTGCTTCATAGAAAGTCAATCCATATTTGAGTTGCAGGAATTTCCAAATATTTATTGTCTCACCAGCAAAGTCCTTCATTAGCACAGCACCAGTCTTGGCTACAAACAAGGCAACAGAAGGGCTTTTGTCTTCACGCAGTGGACTTCTGAATGATTTGCCTATCTCTGCGCCAGGAACATAGTAACACCACAAGTCCCATTCAGAGACTCGTTTGGTTATCTCTTCTATTGTAAGTTCTTTAGGTTTACCGTACATAAGTTAAAAATCTAAAGGGGAGGTTTCCCTCCCCATTTAGACCGCATTAATAAACAACCATTCCTTAGAACGGAAGTTCGTCTGAAATACCAGCTGCTAACTCAGGATCTGGCTGAGGTGCAGCAGGCTTTACAAGTCTGTCAGCTACATACTTACTAATGGTAATTCTGCTAGGATTAACCTCCGCAAACTCAATGAAGTTAGGATACCTAGGTATAGTCACATAGCCTTTATTGTTGTAATGAAACAACATTCTGAACTTACCTGTAGTCTTACCAGCAATAGCCTTGTTGACTTTATTGAAGAAGTCCTCAAAGCTATCAGCTTCTGGGATAGCATTGTAGGCTTCTTCTCCAATGAACTTAGTACAGATATGCTTTACACGACGGTTAGTATCATCTTGTGATGCTTCATCATCATTAAGCCACTCTTTGTGAGTAATCTCTGCTCCATTGGGCTGAACAAATGTAATGCTAGCCACAGTCTTCTCATCATTCAATTCAAATACACCTTTTACAGTGCAGTCTTGCACAATACCTACTGCAGGAGTTACTCTTGTCTCGTCTGCAGAGATTTCTTTACCATCTGAGGTTTTCTTACTACCGTACGCCATAATTAAAGACTAGTTTGATTTAAGTTATCTCCGTTATTATCATCTACTAACACAAAGCCTGGCTTTACACCACGCTTAGGCAGACCAAGCTGGGCAATAATCTTCTTGCAGTTTGCTTCGGAAATGCCAAAATGCTGTGCTAATTCTTTTACTGTTTTACCTTCATTACGTGCTGCGGTGAATGCAGCTTTTGAAACTGGTGTTTGCATAAGTTTGTTTTTAAGCTTTAATATAGACTTCCCCTTCTTCATTGATAGATACACCAGGGGCATTGGTCACATCTACCATCTCTTCTACAGTGTACAGACCAAGAATCTTGTCTGGTGCAATACGCTGAGCACCCAATGCAAGACATCTTGCGTACATCATATGTTTAGGCATCTTAACCCAGTTATCCTTTGTAGTCCATCCTGCACGGACTGCATCAGACCAATGGAAAGAACACCTATCAGTCACTCTACCACGATAAAACTCTATCGTAGTAACAAAGTCAGACTTACCATCTTCTTTGGTAATCTTCTCAAAGTCCTGAATGGTCTTGTACTGAATGCCATTGGCCCACAACAATGCACCCAAACCTTTAGAACTTAGAGCAAGTCTACCTTGAATGGAGTAAACCTGATGAAAAGCCTGCATGGCTTTCATACCCAAGTCTTTGCCGAACTGAGCAATGGCAAATGCTTGCTCAATAGTCTTAATGTTACTAGGCAATACCTTGGAGTCAATAAGTAGTTGTAATTGCTGCATCTCATTCTGAGGTACAGACAATTCACTTTCTTGTTTTACAATCTCTTTACTCATGTGTACTATCTCCGAATTGAATTACTTGTTGAGCTATAGGACTTTCTTCCTGACCATCAGTTTCCTGAGCAGCTACTATCCTATCAAACACTTCCTTACGCATTCTAGTATATGCTTTAAGGCTTAGTGTAGCATCTGATTCAAGTACAAGCTTCTGAGCAATGAACCTAAGGGCATCCTCAAAAGAGTTTACTGCCACAAGTTGTTTGCCTGACTCATCCTTTACTTTGAATCCTTGGTAATCTTCAATCACACTGTATTTCCCCAGTGCAGGGTCCTTGATTGTAATCATACTTTTTGGTTTTTTAGTTTGTATGCAATGTTTAAATGAATTAAGTAGCCTATTAAATCATCCAGAGTATCTTCCGTATCACTGGACAATCCTGTAGTTTTGATTCTATTGAGCTTATCATTAATCCTTGCTTTGATACCCGTCTCTGCATCCATAGGAAACAAAGGAGGTTCAACATGCAACGAATTATTGTATGCCTCATTCTTTGCAATCAGAAGATTACAAATCCTGGCACACTCATCATGGATTTTCTGATTTATTATGCTCTTCTCCATCTTTGCTGAATTGTTGTTCCACATCATCTGTACTTAAGTCAGTGAATTCTTCCATGAATGTACCCAAAGCTTTAAGGCTTTTAGAATGCACTAAGGCTAGATTCTTACCACTTGCCTCTTCACTTATGTTCATTAGGATTACATAGTTGTACCCATCATCCCCATAAGCAGTCATGAATAAAGCCTTGTCTACAGTATTTTCTTTTAAAGCTTTTAATACCCTACTCTTTGTTACTTCATCACAGCTATTTATAAAGTCAAGGATAGTGTCCATTTCTTGAATTATAAATACTGGTTCCATTGAAATTGTTTCTAAGTCTATACTCACTGTTCTATTGTTTATAAAGTCCTCTTTAATACTAGCCAAGTCTTCCTTGGTCTTTTCAATACTTTCCTTGTAAGCAGACATGAATTTACTCAGCTCGTCAATTACCTCATTTTGCTTTAGAGTTAATTGCGGAGATTCCTTTGTAGTGTTTTTCTTCCATCTTATCCGCTGGAAGAAGTTCTTTAAAGTAGTTAGCAGCCCCATTGAAATATAAGTCTAGATTTATAAAGCCTGAACCATTACGATTGAGCATTACATTGAACTCTCTGTAATTGTCTGCCAACCTGTCTATGTCATAACCCTCATAGTTCTCTATCTTGTATCTATGAGGAGCAAACAAGCCAAACATTACATTCACATCACGCTGTGTAAGCTTACAATCTGCCAGACCATCAGGACTTGGTCTAAGCTTTGCTACAATACTATCACCCTTAAAGGTAAACTGCTGCTTCTCTTGGTCAGCTGCTTGCTGCTGAATGACTACAGGAATATACCTCCATCTGTCCCTCATAGCAAGACAATACTTGCTACTAAAGTTAAATATGGTAGTCCATAAATCCTGTCCTTTCTCAGTATGCAACAGACTTAAGTGGTCTACTACAATAATCACATACTCATCTGGGTCATAAGGACGGTACTCTGCTATTCTAAGATTAGCTGGGTCTCTGACTTCAGGATTACTGCTTAGCAAATGCTCTTTAGGAATAATGTTACCATTCTTATCATAATGCTCACCATGTGCATAAGCATAGTCACGCACATGTTTGTAAATGCCGAAGGGATTCTTGACATTGTCTATGATTTGTACCATAGACTCAAACCTTTCCATCTCTTCGTCATAAGCATCCAGCAAAGTCTCTATCTCATCTTCAAGAATATAGTTCTCAAAGCGTGACTTTAGCTTCTCTGGAGATATTATGATATTGTGGTCTTTGTACAACCTGTAGCTGTAATACTGACTAAGCTTCTCCTCTTTGCTTACCTCCAAAGAGAAATACAGAACCTTTATTTTAATGTCTGTCTTCTTAGTAGTTACAAACTCATAAGGATTGTACACAAAGAGAAAGTCTGCTAACTTTGTCTTACCTACCTTACTATTTGCAGTAACCAGATAATACTTCTCCTGTTCTATGCCAGGGACTACCTGACCTAGTTTAGGCAACAGTACAAAAGGAATACAAGTATAGCCTCCATCAAGCCTTATCTGCTTGTTCTTTTTAATTTGGGCTTTTACAGATTTGTATATACTCATATCCTTTTCTCTCCTGACCTTACCATGTGAGCAGTCTTACTATCAAAGTCCTCGCACATTGCAGCAAGCTTAGACAAACCATCCTTGTTAATCAGATAGTCTGCTTGTACCATATAGGTATAACCTTTGCGTTGCATTTGTTCTACATACAGCTTAGTAGCTGCAAGGATTGTGGTCTTTGAATACTCTGGATACATACGAAGGAACCATTCCATTTTCTTTGCTACACCCTGCTTGTCACCTCTGATAGGAGTACCATTGCCTGACTTTATGCCTTTGGGAAACAAAGCTCTGTACTCTTCTACAAAGATTGTAAAGGAGTCATGTTTCTCAAATAAAGTCAAGCCGTCACCTGTCAAGGAATAGGGAAATGTAGTTTCAGAATTAGGATTCTCACGCAGATAACTGGAACTTGCTATGTTTAGATAAGTCTCATCAGGAATACAGCAAAGTATGTCCTTAGGATTCTTGCCATGATATATGCAAGCCAGTATACAATACTCATTAGGGCTTAAGTCGTGCTCACTTATAGCCTCTAAATCAAGGTTTAGATTCATAGATAATGTTGGTATAAAATTTAAGTTTCTTGTTTGCCTTCCTCAGCTGCTTATCTTCTAACTTCCCTCCATTGCAAAGAGGACAAGGCACAGGGAGCCTACCATCTCTGGTAAGCTCCTTTGCACCGAAACAATATTGACAGATTTCTTCAGAAGAAGTGGTCTTCTTCATAACCTCTGGACTTTAGATTCCAAATAAGAATTTTCTTCACTCTTGGATTAAAGTTCTTATACCAAACATCAAATTCTCTGACTTCATAATATACATAGTAACCATCATGTAAATGCTTTACTAAAGTTATATTATAAGAACGCTTTACGAGCACTAACAGTATAAAGATAATTAACATTTCAAACATAACCAAGGCTTTTGTACATTAAATACCTATCTTCTCTCTCCATGTTAGTAACTTCATTGAACTGCTTGAGTTTCAATCTGTTGTGCATTTTCTTTGTCTTCTTGGACAAGGACCTTGTATTTTTGGATACAGTCGTCTGTTGACGTGCAGTGGATCTCTTCATAGTTATTTATGTTTTCCATAGCTTTTTTATACCATTTAACTTCCTGAGTACCAGCAGTTACAT